CCATGAAGGCGTCTGCGAAGATCAAACCCAAGTCCGTCAAACACTTTACCAACAAGCCCGCCAAGGCCGACGCATGGACACCCCCTGCACTCGTGCCTATGCCCCCAGCGCCACATGAGAACCCCGCCCCGGCTCCTGTGGTGACTGTCAACGATGTTGACTATTTGCTGAACACCCTGCCCATCAAGCAGGCCCGTGAGCTGTACGATGCCCTGCACAAAATCTTCGGGGGTGGGAAATGACTGCGTGTAAGCATCAATGGCTTGCCGTCACCGGCCAACCGCTTTACAAGTGCGCCCACTGCGGCGCTTACATGAGGATTGAAAAATGACTACACGAATTGTGACTGATGCCAACGGGCGCAAGTACATCACGACTGAACCGTTGCCAGCAAAAATAATTGACTATGAAGCAGCGTACTACGCGCTGCAAAAAAAGATTGGCTTTGACCGCGCCGAGCTTTGGCTGAAGCGCATCAATGAAGCTGTGCTGGCCGAAAGAGAGGCGTGTGCAGACATCGCAGAAAACTGGAACTGTAACGGTTCACCGCGCCTGGGCGTGGCGGCACAAATCAGAGCAAGGGGGCAAGGATGAAAAAACTTCTTTGCTGGATTTTTGGACACCGCAACACCATCAGTTGTATAACCGATTGGGAGGTTACACACGACAGGTGTGGACGATGCGGCACTGACTTACCCATTGGGTACCCGCACCATCAATCAAGGGGGCAAGCATCATGAGCATCCCCTACAACAACGAAACGCGAGAATCTTACGCCCGCAGGCAGGCCGCTGAACATCTGCACTGGGCCGAGGTACATCACCAGCTAGGTAACGACCGATCCATGTGGCTGCAACTCTTTTACTACGCCATGGTGGAGGACATCTATGGCACACACTGGGACAAACTAAATGCTTGACGACATACCCATCCAGAACACCGCCCGTGACAAGGCGTGGGCTGCGTTCATCAAACGCAAGCATGTGAAAGAGATGTTCCCGCAAGAGTTCAAGTTCCCACTTGACCGGGGATATTATGAACTGTGGTGTCAGTGCTGGTCAAAGGCATGGGACGCTGGGTTCGCAGACGGATACAAAGCAGGAACAAATGAAGCCACTCAGACTAACCCCCAACCAAGCAGCAGCACTTGATGCGCTGTGTGAATTCGGCCAGACCGACCTTGCGGCACGGCGGATGAACACCAACAACAAAGCCATCGAGAACTACGTGCGCTGCGCCATGGAAAAGAACGGATACCCCAACCGCCTCACGCTTGTACTGGCGCGAGACCGAGAGAACAGAGCAAAGGAAAACACATGACAAACACCGACGCCAAAGCCAACGACCTGCAAGTGGGCGGGCACCACTACAAAGACATGGGCATGCAGCCCTGGGACGTTATGGAATCTGTGCTGACCGCCGAAGAGTTCATTGGGTTTCTCAAAGGCAACATCATCAAGTACAGCATGCGCCAGGGCCGCAAGGACAGCGACGACGCAGGCAAAGCCATGCACTACCGCATGAAGCTGGAAGAGGTGCTGTATGGTATTAACGCCTGAGAGTAGGGTCAAGGCGCTGGTGAAGTCGCTCTTGGCTCTGCACAACGTGTACTCCGTCATGCCGGTGTCCAACGGCATGGGCGCTCATGGGGTGCCAGACTTTATGGTGTGCGCCTACGGGCGATTCATAGGCATTGAAACCAAGGCGGGAAAGAAGTTGCCCACGGACTTGCAGATGTCTAATCTTAGACAGATCGACGCGGCTGGCGGCATTGCCTTAGTCATCAACGAACACAATTTGCAAGAGCTTGACGGAGTGCTGCATGTCCTCAGAATCAAAGGAACCCCCCGATCCAATTACCACCTTTTTGAGCGCGCAAAAGAAGCCGATGCCGCAGAAGGAGGCCCTACTCTTAAAAGACGCAGAGCGTAAGCGCAAGGCATATGCAAAGAAAACCAACTTGGACTGGAAAGAACATGACAAGCAAGACAAGTGAACTTAGCGCAGGGGTTGAGATTTTGATCGCCCGACTGGCAAGCCACCCCGAAGAATTTTTTGGCCCGATCTCTGAGGCCCGCCTCTTCGAGCCGCAAGCGTCTCCCAAATTCGGTTTGTGGAAGGCGGTCATCGAAGACGATATAGCCCTCGCTCGTATGTCGGAGGCGGTACGTCCAGCCACTCGCCACACATGGTTTTTGACGGAGGCTGAGAAGGCTGCACTGAGTGACGCATACAGACAAGCCTGCCGCCTGCGATTTGACTCCGAGGTTGTTGCGGCCTTGTATGCGGAGCCTGAGCATGTGCCCATGCCGTCAACCAACATAACGTTTCGAGGTGCTAACTCAACCATGCGGATAGACAGCAACGGCGGCTTTGGTATCGGTACCACCGCTCGCTCGGCGTTTGAGAAATTTTGATGCGAGTCGTGACCTTTGACGCGGAAACCTTCTACGACCGCGAGTACAGCCTGAGCAAGATCACAACGGAAGAGTACGTCCGCTCCCCGCAGTTTGAGCTGATTGGGTTTGCCATCAAGGTGGACGACGGCCCTACCTGCTGGGTGCCGCAGGCTCACGCCAAAGATTACATCATGCAGTTTGATTGGTCCGATGCACTGGTGGTCTGCCAGAACACAGCCTTCGATGGTGCCATCTTGCACTGGCACTACGGGGTCAAGCCTGCGGTATGGGCGGACACACTGGGCATGTCCCGTGCCCTGTACCCACACGAGAAGTCTCACAGCCTCAAGGCGCAGACCGAACGCGCGGGTATCGGAGCCAAGGGGGACGAGGTGCTCAATGCCATTGGCAAGCGCTGCGTGGACTTCAGCACAGATGAGCTGGCCCGGTACGCTGCGTACTGCATCAACGACGTAGAGCTGACCTACAAGCTCTTTACCAAGTACATCGAGCAGGGGTTCCCCAAAAGCGAACTCAAGCTGGTGGACCTGACGTTGCGGATGTTCATTGAACCCGTGCTGGAGTTGGACAAGGCCATGCTGAAGCTGCACCTGCACGAAGTGTTAGAACGCAAGGAAACGCTGCTGGCTACAGTGCGCGACGCGATGCTGGCCGACGCCCAGCCGGACTTCGTGGCCCTGATCTTTAGCGAGGGCACGGACGGCATCAAGAAGCTGCTCATGTCCAATGACAAGTTTGCCGTAGCCTTGAACACCTTGGGTGTGATCCCACCCACTAAGATCAGCCCCACCACCGGCAGGATTGCATACGCGTTTGCCAAGACCGACGACGCATTCAAAGCCCTTGAGGAGTACCCCGATGACCGAGTTCAAGCACTTGTCGCCGCGCGTCTTGGAAACAAGACGACACTTGAGGAGACTCGCACGCAACGCTTTATTGGCATGTCTGACCGTGGCAAGTTCCCTGTACCTCTTCGTTACTATGGTGCCCACTCTGGTCGTTGGTCTGGCCAAGATTCTGTAAACCTGCAGAACCTGCCGTCACGCGGAGAGAACGCAGGCAAGATTAAGAAAGCCATCAAGGCCCCTGAGGGCTACGTGGTGATTGACTGCGACTCTGCACAGATCGAAGCGCGTACGTTGGCGTGGCTGGCCGGGCAGGAGGACTTGGTGCGGGCGTTCCGTGACAAGCAGGACGTCTACAAGTTGATGGCTGCCAAGATTTACGGCATCCCACAGGATCAAGTGACGACCGGCGCAGGTAGTCAACGGCAGGTGGGCAAGACCGTCGTGCTGGGCGCGGGCTACGGCGTCGGGCACAAGAAGCTCCAAGCGTTTCTCAAGACGCAGGCGGGGGTCGAGGTGTCACTGGACGAGGCCAAGCGGATCATTGACACCTACCGCAGCAACGCGTTCGGGATTGTGAACCTGTGGGCCACGGCAGCGCGTGCGCTTGACGCCATGCTGGCGGGGCAGTCCATGGAGATCGACGCGCTGGGGCTCGTTACGGCCCTTCCTGGCCGCACTCCCATGCTGACGCTGCCAAGCGGCTTGCACATCCAGTACCCCGGCCTGCGGGTTGTGACCAACGAAGACGGCAAGCGGGAGATGGTGTACTACTCCAAGGGGTTGCCTGTGCGTATATACGGCGGGAAGGTGGTGGAGAACATCTGTCAGGCGGTGGCACGGCAGATCGTGGCCGAGCAGATGCTGCGCATTGCCAAACGCCACAAGGTGGTGCTGACTGTGCATGACGCCGTGGCGGTGATTGCACGAGAGGAAGAAGCTGTGGCTGCACGGGCGTACGTCGAGGAGTGCATGAGCTGGAACCCCAAGTGGGCGACAGGGCTGCCACTGGCCTGCGAGTCTGGTGTGGGGGCTACCTATGGCGACTGCTGAAAACTCTTTGCGGATGCAAGAGATTGTTAAATTGCGGGCTGCGGGTGCAACATATGCGGCCATAGGAACCCAATTTGGAATTTCCAAAGAACGTGTCCGGCAGATTCTTGCAAAGCATCGCAGGATAGCGTATTCGGAGGCCACTAAACTCTACGCAGCGCAGGCGTTGTGTCATTACGAGGCCAAGACGCTTATGCCGCTTATAGCTTTTCTTCGCCAAATTGCTGAGGACGGATACACTTGAGGTTGACAAATCAACTTCTGTTTACTCCTATGGCACTCGCACATTCTTACTCTGCAATCAAAGACTTTGAAGGCTGCCCACGCCGGTACAACCAAGTCCGTATCCTCAAAAAATTCAAATCAAAAGACACCGAAGCAACCCTGTATGGAACCGCTGTTCACAAAGCCTTTGAAGACTTCATTGAGTCCAAAACCCCACTACCTCCAAGTTTTGAGGCGTACCGCAAGTTTGTGGAACCTCTCGCCGGACTTGATGCAGACATCCGCTGCGAAGAAAAGCTGGGCATCCGAGTTGACTTCACGCCATGCGCATTCTTTGACAAAGACGTCTGGTTTCGCGGCATCCCTGACTACCTAGCCATCTCCCGTAACGGTGAAGTGGCAAGGGTCGCTGACTACAAGACCGGCAAGTCCAGCAAGTATGCGGACACCACGCAGCTTGAGTTGATGGCAGCAATGGTGTTTGTCCACCATCCGAAGGTGCAGATTGTCAAGGGCGCGTTGCTTTTTGTTGTGGTCGGTGACATCATCAAGTCGGAATACAAGCGGGAGCAACTGCCAGACATCCTGTCTAAGTGGGCAGGCAGGGCTTCTGCCATTGAGACCGCGCTGGAGGTAGGCGTATGGAATGCCCGCAGTTCAGCTCTGTGTAAGTTTTGCCCCGTACATTCGTGTGAGCATCATCATGGCAACTAAACGAAATTACAAAGCTGAGTACGAGCGATATCAGGGGCAGCCCGAGCAGATCGCTAAGCGGTCGTCCCGCAACAAAGCGCGGCGTGCCTACGAGGGCACCAATGGCGACCTGCCGTCCACGATGGATGTGGATCACAAGAAGCCAATCTCCAAGGGCGGCACCAACGGCGCATCTAATCTTAGAGCCGTACCGCAGTCAGAAAACACCAGCTTTGCAAGGACCAAAAAAGGAGGGCTGAAGTCCCAAGTGTCCGCGCGCGAACGAAAAAAGTGAGGTAGCATGAGGGCGCTGGGCAACCAGCGTGTTCTCATAGTTGTCTCCTCTTACGCCCGGTAGTTCTGCTACCGGGCTCTTTTTGCCGTCTATTCTCTATTTTTATGAGGTACACATGGAAGTTGTCCAAGACCGAGCGTTACTTTTTAACACTCGAAAAGCCGCGCAGATCACTGCGCTTATCCCCAAGAGCAAGGTCGTTGAAACTTACGGGGATGTAGATCGAGTCCTAGTCCACTGGGACTTTGACGAAGTGCAATTGCTACGCAACCTGGGCATCAAGAACGTGCCCAGCCCCATCCTCGGCAGGTACCAATGGCCCGGTATGTTCACCCCGTTCGGGCACCAGCGCACCACTGCTGAGTTCCTGACACTGCACCCCAGATGCTTCGTGTTCAATGAGGCAGGCACAGGCAAGACGTCTGCTGCTGCATGGGCTGCGGACTACCTGATGACACAAGGCAGGATCAAGCGAGTGTTGGTGGTGTGCCCAGTGTCCATCATGGAGACTGCGTGGAGGTCCGATCTGTTCAAGACCGTCATGCACCGCACGGTTGCCATTGCACAAGGATCACGCACGCAGCGGCAGGCAGTTCTTGCAGGCAACTACGAATTTGTCATCATTAACTTTGATGGCGTGAAGGTGGTGTGCGAAGAGTTGAGCAAGAGCAAGTTTGACCTCATCATCGTGGACGAAGCCAACGCAATCAAGAGCGTGCAGACCGAACGGTGGAAGGCCGTAGCGTCGTTGGTTAAGCCCTCCACACGCCTGTGGATGATGACAGGCACCCCTGCCTCGCAGTCACCGCTCGATGCGTACGGGCTGGCCAAGCTGGTCAACCCTGACTCAGTGCCACGGTTCTTCGGCGCGTTCCGCGATAAGGTGATGACCAAGCTGACCCAGTACAAGTGGGCACCGCGACAAGAAGCGCAGCAGATCGTGCATTCCGTATTGCAGCCAGCGATACGGTTCACCAAGGCCGAATGCCTGGACCTGCCGGACTTGCTGTACTCCACCCGTGAGGTGCCGCTCACAGCGCAGCAGACCAAGTACTACGAGGCGCTGCGCAAGCAGATGATGACCGTGGCAGCAGGGTCTGAGATCACCGCAGTCAACGCAGCAGCGATGCTGAACAAGCTGCTGCAAGTCTCGCAAGGTGCGGTCTATACGGACGACAAAGACGTAGTGGAGTTTGATGCCAGCAACAGGGTTGCCGAGCTGATGGACGTCATCGAATCAACGTCACACAAGGTGTTAGTGTTCGTGCCCTACAGGCACACGCTGGACATGCTGCGGGAAGAGATGGCCAAGGCAGGCCACACCGCTGCGGTCATCCACGGCGGCGTAAGCGGCACACAACGCGCAGACATCATCAAGCAGTTCCAGACCGAAGACGACCCGCGTGTGCTGCTGATGATTCCGCAGGCCACGGCACACGGGATTACCCTGACCCGCGCCGATCAAGTTGTGTGGTGGGGTCCAGTGTCATCTACGGAAATCTACCTACAAGCAAACTCACGAGCGCACCGCGCAGGGCAGACAAACAAGGTTACAGTCACCCACCTGCAAGGCAGCCCTGTGGAGCGACGCATGTACACCGTACTACAAAGCAAAGTTGACCTACACCAAGATTTGGTGTCGCTGTATCGACAAGTGCTTGACGACCAAACTTAACAATGTACAATTTCAACCACAACAGGAGCAGCAACTATGAGCGACGCATCCAAGCTCGTGCAGGTCTACATAAAAATCAGGGACGCACGGGACATGAAGCAGCGGCAGATGGAACAAGAAGTCAACGAACTCAACGAGCAGATGGGCGTCATTGAGCAAGAGCTTTTGGAAATCTGCAAGGCCACCGGCCAAGACGGCGGCAAGACAGCATTTGGGTCGTTCACACGATCCGTCAAGACACGGTACTGGACCAGCGACTGGGACAGTATGTACAAGTTCATCCGCGAGCAAGACTCCCCCGAGCTGCTGGAGCGGCGAATTCACCAAGGCAACTTCAGTGAGTTCCTGCAACAGAACCCGGACGCCATGCCCGCAGGTGTCAACATCGAGTCCAAGTACTCGGTAACGGTCCGTAGGGCCACTAAGTAAACTCCCATCAAGGAAATCAAATGTCAAACATCACACTATTCCAATCCGGTTCCATGATCCCCGACTACCTGCGCGACGTCGCAGACGAGGCCACCAAAGACATTGCAGGCGGCTCTGGCGGCAAGCAAATCTCCATCAAGGGTGGCGTGTGGCGCATGGTGGTTGGAGGCGAAGAAGTAGCGAAGAACGAAGATCGCGCCATGAACCTCGTGGTGATCGCATCTGGCAAGGGTGTCTCCCGCACGTACTACGCTGAGAAGTACGAGGAAGGCAAGGACGTTAAGCCCGCCTGCTGGTCTGCGGAAGGCGACAAGCCCAATGCAGAAGTCGAAAGCCCGCAGCATCCTACCTGCATGGGTTGCCCACAGAACATTGAGGGCTCTGGTGATGGCAAGTCCCGCGCCTGCCGTTACAGCAAGCGTTTGGCTGTGGCTTTGGAGAACGACATTGGTGGCAACATCTACCGTCTGTCGGTTCCTGCGAAGTCCTACTTCGGCAAGGCTGATGGTGACAAGATGCCCCTGCAAGCATTTGGCAAGTTCCTCTCCGGCCACGGTATCCCAATCACAGGCGTTGTGACTGAGGCCCGCTTTGACACCAGCGAAGCCGTCCCGGTTCTCAAGTTCCGCGCAGTGCGTCCCCTGGGGCGTGACGAGTGGGAGACTGCCAAGCAGCAAAGCCAGACCGAGGATGCTCGCCAAGCCGTTGAGTTCAAGATGGTCGGCGGCAAGGCCAAACCCAGCGAGGACCAGCCTGCCCTGCCCCAAGCGTTCAGGGAAGCCCCCATTGCTGCCAAGGAGGAGCCGCAAGCTGTTCCGGTTGTGGAGCCCACCAAGCGGGCCACTAAGCCCAAGGCCGAGCCCGCAGCCCCTGCCAAGAACGTAGCAGCGATCTTGGACGACTGGATCACGGATGAGGAGTGAAGCTGTGCGCGGATACGACACCCTCTTTGTTCAGCGCGTAAAGACCGCTACGTACCAGCACGCCGCGCTGCGGTCTTTTGCCAAAGACTGTATTCGCAAGCAACAACCAATTTCGGAAGTTGCGCAAGCGTTTGGTGTATCACGTACCACGGTCTACAACTGGCTAACTGGACGGACGGTGCCGCATGCGCGCTACCTCAACCTGATGAAAGATGCCCTGGCAGTAGCCAAGCGCAAGTAATCCGGTGACTGGGCGGCGGGGAAACCCGCCGCCCTTTTTTGTCCCTCTAGTCTCGTGAGGTCCTGTGACTGACTTTCTAAAAACCGTCCTCCCCACGCAAGGCGTGTACTGCGGGGTAGGCATCCGGGCGGGCGTTGTTCGGCAGGCGTTTTACCCTACCATTGAAGACATAGATGCCGCCGCTGGTGCCCATGCCAGTCAAGGTGTAGATGCGTACTTTGCCTTAGCCTCCTTCAAAGACCCAGCAGATGGGCGCACCGCAGACAATGCGGAGTTCCTGCGGGCATTTTTTCTTGACCTTGACTGCGGCACTGGCAAGCCCTACGCAGATCAGAACGAAGCCTCGGTGGCGTTGAGCGAGTTTGTTCGCACCATTGGGCTGCCCACTCCATACATCGTCAACTCTGGTGGTGGCCTACATGCGTACTGGCCGCTGACCGAAGACGTCCCTGCTGATGTGTGGTTCCCTCATGCCCGCGCATTTAAGAAGCTGTGTGCAGATCACAACCTCCACGCAGACCCAGCGGTCACTGCGGATCGTGCGCGTATCCTGCGGGTGCCGGGTACTCATAACTTCAAAAGCGTTCCGCAACGACCCGTACAGATAGCCGTAGCTGGTGCCGTCGTGTCGCTGGCAGACTTTATCAAGCACCTGCCCGCTGCGCCCGTAGACCTGTCTGCGGCCAAGCAGTTCGGCATGGACGACACTTCGCGTGACTTGAGTGGTGGGGAGTTCCCCGCCTGCTCGTTTGCGCGTATTGCACGCCGCAGTGTCAAGGACGATGGCTGCAACCAGATCAAGATAGCTTTGATGGAGGCAGCCACGCTGCCCGAGCCCTTGTGGCGTGCTGCACTGTCTGTGGCTGTACGGTGTGAAGATGGCCAAGCGGCGATCCACAAAATCTCCAAGGCCCATCCCGGCTACACCGCATCAAACACGGAAGCCAAAGCGGCAGAAACCAAAGGCCCGTACACCTGCGAGTGGTACAGGGCCAACAACGCTGCCGGGTGCGAAGGCTGCCAGCAGAAGGTCGGCAGTCCCATCGTGCTGGGCCGGGTGGTGCAGCAAGCCCCGGTGGAGAACGATCAGTACATGATTGAAAAACCAATGGACGACGAGTCCCCTGCGGTGACACTGGCGATACCTGCGTACCCGTTCCCGTACTTCCGGGGTATTGACGGCGGGGTGTACCGCAAAGACCGCAAGCCAGACGGTGAGGATGTAGAGGTTGAAATTTACCCATACGACCTGTACTTGACGGAGCGCTTTTATGACTGCGACGAGAGCGGCGACGGTGACGGTGAGCTGGTGGGTATCAACCTGCACATGAAGCGTGATGGGGTGCGCCGGTTCTATGCGCCGGTCACTACGCTGTTCACCAAAGACAAGATGCGCGACCTGCTTATCAAGCATGGCGTAGTTGCTTACGGAAAACACTTGGATTCAATCATGGCTTACTTTGCTTCAACAATTCGCAAGCTGCAACAGCAGTTTTCTGCCAGCCGGACCCGCAACCAGATGGGCTGGACTCACGACCTGCAAGGGTTCGTGGTTGGTGAGATTGAGTACACCGCTGGGGGCAGTAAGCTGGCACCCCCGGCAAGCGGAACCCGGCAGTTGGCCGCGTCCTTCAGGCCCACCGGAACCTTGGAGACATGGAAGGAGATTGCCAACTTCTACGACCGCCCAGGCTTGGAGCCCCATGCGCTGACGCTGTTCTTCGGGTTTGGCTCACCACTACTCAAACTCATTGGCGGCAATAGCGTCAAGGGGGCGCAGGTACACCTCAAGCACAACGGGTCTGGCTCCGGCAAGTCCACAGCGCAGATGGTGGTCAACTCTATCTTTGGCTCACCAGATGAGCTTCTGATGAAAAAAGAAGACACGTATGCGTCCAAGATGCACATGCTGGGGATGATGAACAGCATTGCATTCACCGTTGATGAGATCACCAACGAGAAGGTTGAAGTCCTGTCGGACTATGCGTACGGGTTCACCTCAGGTCGGGGCAAGCACCGCATGGAAGCGCAGACCAACAAGCTGCGTGCCAACCTAACTACGTGGTGCAACATTACTATCACATCAGGCAATGCGTCGGTGGTTGATGCACTGCAACAATTGAAGAGCACCGCTGATGGCGAGCTGCGGCGCATTCTGGAACTCTCTGTGCCCAAGTACACGGGTGCCACCAAGACCGAGATCGACGCGGTGTTTGGCAAGCTCAGCGACAACTACGGACTTGCGGGGCCAATCTTTATTCAGTTCGTGGTGAGCAACATAGACACGGTGCGGGACTCGTGCCTGCGGATGCAGGCGCAGATCGACAAGGCGCTGGGGCTGGACCAGTCAGACCGCTTCTATTCGTGCATATTGGCATGTGCCTTTACGGCTGCCATGATTACCAAGAAGCTGGGCCTGCATGACATTGACATCAAGAAAATCTACACCTACGCACTAGGCGCGGTGGAGCAGGCTCGGGTCTCTACCAAGGGGGAAGTTGGTGACATGCTGACCGTGGCAAAAGAAACCTTAGCTGCGTTCATCAACGAGAACGTAAACAACGCGCTTGTCATCAACCAGCCCATCCGAGGGGGCGTGCCCACTGCGCCCATCACGATGCCCAAGGGCTCGCTCAAGCTGCGCTACGAGCCCGATACCAAGGAGCTGTTCATAACCGTGGCGGAGTACCGCAAGTACTTTGCAGGGCGTCAGGTGGATGTGAAGGACAGTCTGGCCAAGCTGGCTGCTGCCGGGATTGCAAAGTACGAAGGCAAGTCCCACACAGTCCGTATCGGTGCTGGGGCTGTGGGCGGGCTGAGCGGGTTGTCTGTTCGGTGCTACGTCTTTGACGGGGCTGCCATTGGCCTGGACGAAAACTCATTTGCCGATGGGGCGCAAGAGTAACGAGTTTGACGGCGACCCTCGGGTCGTCAGTCTGCTGGGCGTAGAGTTCTTTGTGGACTGGGATCGTGTGCAGGTGGGCTCGTCCGTCTTCCTGCCAACCATAGCAACCCCCAAACAAGTCGAAGACGCGCTGGCCCCCATCGTGCGGCATCTAGGGATTAAGACCGCCGTACGCACCCGCGTGGAATACGGGCGGTACGGGGCTAGGGTGTGGCGGCTTAGTTAGCGCGTATGGCAGTCTTGGCTTCGCGCAGCCAGCCGGTCAAGCCCACTTCTATTTGCCGCAGCTCCTGCAGCTCAGCCTCGCGCTCGTCCTTGGCCATCTCCTTGGATGCGTCTGGGCTGTTGAGGTACTTTCGGTATGCCCTGGTGCGTTCTAGCTGCTCCAGCGTGGAGTTGATGGCGCTCTCCAGCATCAGCTTGTCGGCGTTCTCTTCGGCGTATACAGCCGCGCGGTCGAGGTCCGTCTTCATCAGCTCATTGAGCGTGCCGTTCGCACGGCCAACCTTCTCGCGCTCTTCATAGAACTCCGTCATGCGGCGGGTGCCAACCGGGTCATACATGTAGTTCGACACCAGTGCCCACTTGTGCAGTGGGCGATCCACTCGCGTGGGGTTTAGCAACGAATCCGTGGCAGCCACCAGCAGCGCAGCCGTGGAGCCGAAGTAGCCGCTCAGCGCATTGTCGATCATGATCGGGGAGACCTTATCAACGCCCACCACATCCCGTGAGAAGTTGGCAATGGCGATGGCCAACTCAGACGTATTGGATGCACGCCGTGCGCTCGGGTCCTGCTGCTTCTGGTAGATACCTTCCAGTTCGCGCCCTGTGAAGAACGAGTGGTTGGTGAACGCTTCCAGCAAAGGTTTGACCGCTTGCGGGATGGGAACAACCCGCCCGATGTACTGCTCAAAGATGTAGCTCAGTGCCGTGTGCGTAGCCTCCCACGCGGTCTGCTCCTCGGGCGTGCCCTGCCTGCGCATGTATTCCACCACGCGCTCTGGGATGACCTTAAACAGCGCTCCGAGTTCGCCCGGCACCGGCAGCTTTGCACCACCAATAATCCAGTTGCTGTCACGGGTCCGCAGGTCCATCTCGTTGTATTCCTCGTCCTCGCTCTTACTGAACGCGTAGATGGAACTGAGCATCATCACCGTGCCTGCGCGGCTCCAGAACATGTTGCGGGCCTGCGCCCTGTTCACCGACGCACTGGAGTCCTTGCCTGACGCTGCACGGTACAGAACGTCCATACCTTGGATGTAGGCGTTAAAGAACGGGATCGTAGTGACCAGCACGCCCACGGCATCACTGGCTCCACGGCGACGGAAGTTGATGAACTCGCGTGCCCTAGTTTGTGCCAGCAGTTGGTCACCACCCTCTTTCAAGGTCTGGTCGTAGATGGCCTTGCGCACTGCCAAGTCCGACGCGCGGGTGATGCCGTCCAGTCGGTGCATCAGGGTCTCGAACTTGCCGCGCGGCTTGTATCCCAACTCCTTGAGCAATGACAACGAGGGCTTGCCAGCTTCAAAGTCGTACTCGCCGGTCAACCCCAACTTGCCGAACTCCCGCACGGACGGATGCTGTATGCCCCGCATCTCTGCAAAGGCAATGCCGCCAAAGTTGGACAACGACATCCGCAGGAGGGCTCCGGGGTTCTTGACCCCTGACGTCATGATGGCACGCTGTACGTCATCCGTTACCTGCTTGAGTGCGAAGGGTGGTAGCGAGGTCACCGCTTTACGCAGCACGTTGGAGAACTGGCCCAGCATCCGCAGCCATGCAGCCTTGGGTGGGTTCAGGTCTTTGAACGCCATCACATCGTACTTGCTTGGCAGCTCCCAGTACTTCATCTCCCCGCCCACGTAGGCACCGACCGTGTTGGCCTTGCCTTGCGTAGTGCCATGCAGGAACTTAGCCTTTGGCCCCGCAGTGACGTTCTCCAGCGCCCGCAGGGTCTGCACGGTGCCATCCGTCTTCATGGTCTGGCCGACCATCCAGCCCAGCGTGTTGACGTAGTTGTCAAAGACATTGCCCACAGGACGGTTGATCGAGCCCACCAGCTCCGGCAGCTTGCCAACTTGTGCAAGGCCCTTGTTGCTGACCTTCTTGATCTTGTTAAAGCCGTTAGCAAAGTCGTCAATGCGGTCAAACGGGACGTAGCCAGCTACTGACTTCCACTCAGCGCCTTGCTCTTTGGACAAGCGGCCCACGGCAACCATGTTGTCCACCATGTCGATACGCGCTTCGTCCATGAGTTTGCTCATGGCTTGCAGGTCAGGGTCTGCCTTGTACTCCCGCACGAGCTGGTCAATCTCATTGTCTTTAAGGTGCAGCAAGAAGCTCGTACCCTGCGTGCGGTTGGCAGTGCGCATGGCATCCAGACGCACACCCTCAAGAACCCTGCTGGCAATCTGCGTGGCTCGTTCGCGGCTGTATCCGTTCTTGTTGCCCCAGGCGTCAATCAGCTTGTATACGTCCGCAGGGGGGCGCACATTCTTCTTGGTCTGCACAACCCACAGGCCCGTGCTTGGGTCCTTGACCAGCCCGCCAACTTGGAAGTATTCCAGCAACAGCTTGGTGTAGTCCTGTGCCTGCCGGTACAGCCCCATAGGGTTGCGCTTGCCAAGGCTGTCGCGCACCGCGCCATCGAATTGGGTCCGCAGTCTTTCTGCAACGGTGGCCGCAGCATCAGCAGTCTGGGTGCGAAACTTGGTCGCATAGCTTGGCTCAGCGGGGGATGACCCAGCCTTGAAGCCTTTGATGGATTGCAGCAGCCCTTGCTTGTCATTCGGGTCCAGCGGCCCCATGCTGTTGACAAGTTGCTCGGTGCTGAAGGTGACGGCATTCTCAAGCGGTTGAATTGTTCCCCCTGTCGCAGTGACTGTGTTTAACCACAAGTCTGCGCTGCCGGGACCCATAGCGTCCAAGAACTTCGCTACTTTAGTGTTTGGCGGGAACTTGCGGCCTGTGACCACAGCCACCAAATCGCGCATCATCTGCGCTACTTTAGAGAAGAACTTGTCAGCGACCGTCAGCGGCTTGTCTGATGTAGTCGCCCAGCGGGACACGTTGTCGGCAAACCACTCACCAAACCCCAACCAGTAATTTTGGTTTTTAATGGTCAATTTATTGACGGGCAGGTCTAAGGTATCTGGAGGCGTTATTTTAAGTAGCTCATCCGCTGTGTAGCGGTTGCGCAGGTTTGTTATCAAATCTCTAACAGTGCCGGTCTTTATGCTTTTTAGCCAGTCGTCGTACGCATCCTTGATTTCTACCTGCACATTGGCCGGTGCTGTGTCAAACGCAATCTTCTGGATCATGTGCCCAAGTTCATGCGACAAGATTTCCAGCGTTTGCGCTTCGGACATGCCCTCTTTAATAAACAGAAAGAAGTCTTTGTTGTCGGGGCCAATTGAGCGCGTTGCGCCTCGTTGTTTGTCGTCTGGAGCAGCCAGGGCCATGACCGGGTAATAGCTGCCGTGGATGTGCAGTTTGTCGGCGTTGTCGAGAACGTCGTTGGGGTGATACAGGAACACGCGGATGTCGCCCAGCCCCATAGACTTCATTAAGTCTGTGAGGTAGTTTGTGTACCGCGTATCTACAGAATCCCCAGCCACCACATTGGATGTAGCGCCCGTAAACGGACCGTCTGGGAATTTAGCTTCCGCCGCAGCCTCTTTGGCTTTTAGGTCCGCTGTCTTGGCTGCAAGCGTGCCTATCTCAGCCGGAGAAAACACCTTACCTCCGCCGCGCTTTTGCAGATCATCGACTGTCTGCACTTGCCCAAAACCATTTTGTACGTACGTACCATCGGCCCTGATTGGGATGTACTGCAAATCGCCGGAGCCGGGAAGGGGGCGCTTAATGATGCCGATATCGCCATTAAAAAACTCAACAGTACCGCTCCAGTTTTTTGCCGTACGCAGTACATCGGGGGTAGGCGTGGGAGCAGGAGCAGGAGCAGGAGCAGGCGTTTTACGTTTTTGCTCAATAAACTCCCGTGCTTTATCAATATCTGCTTGTATTCCTTCGAGAGTTATGTCTAGCGAAAGGCCGTTAACACTTCTACCCTGAATTGCTTTCTCAACCGCAGCAAACAGTTTTTTGGTATTAAACTCGCTACCAAACCCATACGCAAGAATGGCCCCGGGTTTTGCAAGGCCCTGATCGACCAACTCGTCAATCTGCGCGTCCACGGCACGCTTGGCTGCAACCAATCCGTTTGGGTTGAAGTAGTGAAATAACGCCCGGTCTTTGTTTGGCCATTTCGAATCTTCTTTTGCAGCGCTTCGGGTAACAAAGTCATAACGGTCGGCTGGACCAGTAGCGGGTGCGGGTGCGGGTGCGGGCGCAGGAGCGGGCGCAGGAGCGGGCGCAGGAGCAGGCTTAGGGGCGGGTGCGGGTGCGGGCGCAGGAGCGGGCGCAGGAGCGGGCGCAGGAGCGGGCGCAGGAGCGGGCGCAGGAGCGGGCGCAGGAGCAGGCTTAGGGGCGGGTGCTGGAGCAGGCGCAGGAGCAGGCGCAGGAGCGGGCGTCTGAGATGCCTTGTTGCTCTCCCTAATCTTGCGCAAAGTATCTTCTCTCGCAGCGGCTTCACGCTGGCGCTTGGTGTCTTCCCGAGCTTTGAGCATGGCGGCTTCCATCTCAGCGGCTTCGCGTCTACGCTGGATTTCTTCCTCGTCTACGGCGGGGGCTGGTGCCGGAGCTGGAGCAGGCTTAGGGGCGGGTGCTGGAGCAGGCGCAGGCGCAGGCGCAGGCGCAGGCGGAGTTACTGCAACGGGCTCAGTTCCTTGAGCTTCAGTTCCCGAGCTAACAGGTTGTCCAGCAGGAACCAATCCGCGTCCGTCAGGTGTTGCAGGCTTTCGGGGGGCTCGGGCCACTCGGGCTCGGGGTTCAGTATTGATGGGGGCTGGAGGTTGGCTAGGAACTCCCACGCTAGGCTCACCTGTTCCGGTTCCAGCTCCTTGGTCAGTACTAGGCGGCGTTGTAGGGGTCGGGGCACGGGCGGTCTCCTCTTTAAATGGTGAAGGTTGCGGGGCGAGCAATTCGCGCAGAATCTTGGCACGGCTGCCGGGGCCTTCCAGCAGCGTGGGGTCTTTGGCAACCAGCGCGGCAAGCTGCGTGCGCGTGCTGCCCACAACATTCTTGACCAGCCACCCCTCAACGCCTTTTTGCACTGGTATGGCGGTTAGCATAATGTCAGACGACGTAATTGTCGGCTCGGGTGTTCCCGATGCCGTAGGCTTGCCTGCGGGCGTACGCCGCAGGCGAAGTGATTGCTGCCCGGCCTCTTTTGCTTCTCGTGCCGAAGGTGCCAGCCCAGCATCACGCAGCACATCAGTTGTGAGCGGCACGCCATCAAGTAAGTCACTGGTGCGCGGTGCCGCGTCATCTTCAGCACGGGCCAGTGGGTTCCCAAACAAGTCGGTAGGTTCAGAAGGGGGCAGATTGACCGTGCCCGCTACCGCCATCTGCTCGTTGGGCCTATTAAATGCGGACTGCGCAGCAAGCTCCTCTTCACGGGCTTTATTTTTATCGGCTTCGACGCTTTTGGCCTTCTCCTGCTGGGCGAGTTCAAAATCAGCCCGCGCACGATCACGAATACCTTGGTCAAGCTGACTCAGGCGATCTTTTGTTTCCGGAGTGACTTGATCTGGGGGGAGGGCTCGTAGCGTCTCGCGCTCTTGTACAAGCTCTGCGTAGCTTTTGTTCGCGTCGCTGTCCATTTCGGCGCGAGCCGTACCTTCTCCTTGCTCTTTGGCAGCTTGCGCTGCTTCGGCGGCTTGGGCTTCTTGCGCGGCAACTTGGTCCTTGGCTTTTCCACGGGAGTACACGTTACCGGCAGCACCCAGCGGGCCACCAACCAAGGCAGCTTGATAGGCCGACTCGCCGTACTCGGCAAGGGCTTCAGCGGATGTCAGGTCCAGCCCAGCTTGCGCGCGCTCCAGCACCTGCTGGGCAATCTCAACGGGGATTTCTGTAGCGCCTCGGGCAGCACCTCGGCCTGCGGTACCGGCCAGCGAACGCTGCGCGGTCTTCACCAGCTCTTGCTGGGCCTTGGCTGTAGTCAGTGCGGCATCATCGGCAATACCCAGAACGCCCTTGACGACTCGCTTACCAAGTGTGAATGCAGTACCTGCGCCTTCGAGGGCCGCTTGCCCCACTGCGGCAGCGCCTGCGCTTGCGCGGTCAATACTTACGGGCTGGCCCTTCTCCT